CCATTCGGCCTAATCATGCCTTGTATGGTTGATGATGATTTATCTGCTATCGCTGCCAATACCGCAACAAGGTAGCAGTCACCAAGATTACCTTGTCTAATATCAGAACTATTAATGCCATTCACAAACAAACTGCCCGATACTGGCCTATATTCTATTCCTTTTCTATTATCTAGCGACGGTCTATCAGTACCCAAATACCATTTATTAATTAAGAAATTAACATTTTGTACTGTTGATCTTTCGCTATAATTACCAGTGGATCTATTACTTGGATTAGAAAGAATATTTTGTCCAAGAACACGAACAGATTCTGGCATTACCCTAGTAGAAAAAATATTTCTAATATCAGCATACTCATTTTTATCTATACCATTATTATCTGTAGTGGATCTAAATAATTGAATAGCCTCATGACGATCAATATACTGATCAGCATACAGAGTATTCATTAGAGATGATATTTCAGCATCATAATATGCTGTCATCATTCTCTTATCTTCAAGTTTTTCTGTAAATAGTTTCATAAACAATAGTCCATTTCAAACTTTTTGGTGTATATGTATTATACCGTTTACCTTTTAGGAGTCAATACACAATATGAATATCAAACATCATTATACACAAGAAGTATTATCTAGAATTTGTGCTGAGTCTTATAGTTATAGGCAATGTTTAGATAAAATGGGTATAGTTCCTGCTGGTGGAAACTATATCTGTCTTAAAAAGCATATTAAATTGCATAATATTGATATTTCTCATTTTAAATTACAGGGATGGAATAAAGGTAAAAAATTAGGGCCAAAAAGACCTATTAAAGATTATCTTTCTAATAAACAAACTATACAAAGTTGGAAATTAAAAAAAAGATTACTAAACGATGGAATTTTTATTCATCAATGTAATTCATGCAAAGCAACAATTTGGTTAAATAAAAAAATTCCTTTAGAATTGCACCATAAAGATGGAAACAATACCAATAATAATCTTGATAATCTTGAACTCTTATGTCCTAATTGCCATGCCTTAACTGATAATTATCGTGGAAAAAATAAATAGGAGCGGCGGGATTCGAACCCGCACTTTCAAAATTTTAAGTTTTGTGACTCTACCGATTGGTCTACGCTCCCATATGTAATCGACTACAACAATCAAAGTTTTTGAGGTTGATTATGGTTGTGTGCCTCAATCATTTAAACTGTTGTAGCCGACTACCTTGGTTTAACAATCAACCGTTGGCATGTGCCTTTAGACGACGAACAACTTCTGCCATGGCCTCAACATTATCAACAGCCTTTACCGGCTTCGCACGTTCCATAGCGGGCAATTCCTCACCCTTCTTAGCCAGAGCGGCCTTAGTACGAGCATAACGAGCCATTGTAGTGGCTACCTTTTGTCCGGTCTTAGCGGCAATCTCCGCATAAGTCTTAGACGAAAAAACAGCCTCAAGAAACTTCTCGTCAGTGCAACGTGTACGCTTCTGCTTCTCAACCATATTTACCTCTGCCATAATATCAACCTCCAAAATAACCAATTACAACACAAGTTGGTCACGCGACCATTTCGTTCTCGCGTTGTATCCTCATTCTACCACACTACATCGTCCTGTCAACTGCAAGACTTGAATTTTCTTTCCTCAGTACGACAGAATTAAAGATTCCTCATGATCAATATTCATATGATCAATATTATTAGAGTCTAATAATTTCTTAAGTTCATTATTCTCTATCTCAAGAATATTAATAATTTTTTCTGCTTGATTTAGTGCTATAGATAATTGATGTACTTTATTTGCTAATTCATTAGATACATAATTATTCATTATCATAATTAAATTCCTTATTTAAGGATATTTTTAGCAGACTCTTTTGTAAAAATCATTGGTCTTTGTTCTATACTAGTCCAATCAGCATTTTTATAAACTCCCATATGATCCAATATTGTCCATTTTAAATCTTCTGGCTCATATGGATTAACGTCAGGACGCTCCGCATTTAAATCAGACTTACCGATCACCCTTCCCATTTCATAACTGTCACTAGCCATAAATAATGGAACCAGATGAGGCCAATGATCTCTGCCAGAATCTTTATTTACTTTGGGGGTTCGTCCAAAATCTCCTGTCATAACTAACATATTGTTATGATTAATTTCTCTTTGTTGTGCGGATTTGAAGTATTGAAAAAGATAGTTATCTAGTGGTGGAATGAGTTTATTTAGACCCTGACCTATGTTTTGATGCATATCCCAGCCACCATAATTTATGGTAACAAACTTAACTCCACTTTTAACAAGTCTTATTGCTGTTAGTAAATCTTTACCCAATTGATCTTTTTTGTATAGGTCATATTCTGGATCTTTTTCTACTAAAAAAGCCTCGTTAGCCGTTCCTAATAGAACATCAATAGCCTGATCTCTTAATTCTATCCAGTTCTTACTAGCGGTATCATTATTTTTAAATACTGGAGAATTATCTAAAGTTTTTAATATATTGGCACGATTTTGAAAACGATCCTTTTGCTTTAGCATCAAATCTTTAACGCCTTCGCCAGATGCACCATAGCCCATATATTTACCGCCCATCCATGAAGCACCATCATGCTGTATAGGATTTAGTTTAACATAAGTTGGTAAGCCAGATTCGATATTAGTTCCATACTGACCTACAATTACACTTCCATAACTAGGCCATTTTTGTGCAGCATTAGGGGTATTCCTTTCTCCTGTCATCATCCAATGGACAGCACTTTCGTGATTAGGATCACTGTGGTGAAAACTATTTACAATACAAAACTTGTCCGATATTGTTGATATTTGTTTCCATAATCCACCTATGCCAATTCCTGGCGTTTTTGTACTAATATCACCAATTACCGATCTTCTTTCTATAGTAGAATTTGGTATCGGATTAAATGTTTCTATATGAGTTGGGCCACCGCTTAAAAAAAGATATATAACACTATTATTATTAGCATTGCACTTTGGTATGTTTTCTTCCACACTAAAAGCAATATTAGATGAAAAAGCCGTAAGTCCTAATGAAGTTAGTCCTAAAGTAAATTTTCTTCTTGAGTGTTTCATGATCAATCATTCCTTTGGATTATGATCAATTATTATACACCCTATTAATTAATTTTCTAGTACAAAACTCCAATATCGGCTATCTTCTTTTTCTTGCAAAGCATCCCAATAAATACATCGTGCAATATAGCAGGGAACAGCACTTTTTGCACAATTAATTACCCAATGACGCTCCATCTTCTTATATGTATTAGTACCGGATCGTGACTTATTATATTTAAGATGTTCCATATCGTACAGTCGAAGTTGATGAACATCTCCGCACAATACCCGTGCCTCGTTAGGATGGATCATTTCAAGAGCAAAACTAACTTTAGCCAGACCAATACCACTAATCTTATTCACAATAGCATCACGCTTTTTGATATGATATTTCTTAGTGGTAAAATAGAAGTCTTTAGGATTAGCCCAAAACTTGTCCTTAAAATCCCAAATATAATTGGTACGATTGTTATGCAATCCAACTCCACTTTTATGCAGTTTTTCTCTCAGTGTTTCTTTGTTATCAATCCACTCACTAAAATTCTTGATTGCTTGATAACCCTTGACATTACCTTGAAAGGTAGTGTGAACAGAGCAGTAAGCAAACAAATAACGCCGGAAAATATCATCGGTATTCTGTGGTCGTACACTTTCCCAATACTCCTTATATGAAATAACCTTATCTCTTGGAAAGGTTTCAAAAAAAATATCTGCTTTGGTTTTGTTCATCGTTGTCTTTTTAGATTCAGTATCCATTTTGTTCTCCTTGTCCAAGTAGTATACCATACGGTCTTACAGAGTCAATATCGGCATACGAGTTATTGAACTATAATAGATTCTTTAACCGGATGGTAGAAATCTGGCTTATCTAAATTAGAGAAATTCTTATATAATGAAATGTGCGGGATGGGAAAACTCATTTGAGATATTGGGATATTTTCTGATCTTAGAACAGTTGAAAATCTTAGTTCGCAAAATATATCTTGATCAAATAGATAATCAAATTTTGGGTTAATCAAAGTTTTGCATACTTCTTTATCCATTACTAAAAACGCAAGCGGAACAACACCAGAAGCAAAAGGAATTAAATTACCCAATTTATTTTTTTCTCTAAACCAAACCCAAGTTGGTTCTGAATTTGGCGTGATAACTACTTTAGACATTAGTCCTTGAAATTTTATATCTGGTAAAGGAGTATTGATGAATACATCCCACTCAATCAACATAATCCTTTCGTTTTCAATTTTATCTATATTTCTTTTTAGCCAATTTCTAATAAACCGATCAGAATTCCTCCACGCTTGATCTCTGGTTAAATTATGACTAATATCGCATAGCATAATCTGTGCATTTGGATTGTATTTTTTTAGATGTTCATAATGAATATACTCTTTAAAAGAAGTATAAATAATTGTCCATCCAGATCCGTTAGACATTAGATTACCCAGTTATTGTTTTGTTTCATTAATCTAAATCTATTAAGTTTATCTATTTTTTCATCAACTGTTTTTGTACAATTAGCATGATGCATTTTAATCCACGCAATATTTATTTTAGGCATCGTCCAATTCCATATTGTTCGGTCAAACACTCCCCAATTAATAGTATCCTTTGAAATATTTATCGCTTGCTGTTCATTAAAAAATGATGTTAGTGGATAATTTTTGATTAGATCTAAAATTGTAGACCAAAAGTTTGCAACTCTGGAATTAGGTTTGATAAAAATAAATCCTGTATTTACTTGTTTGTCCTGTGGTTGATGTTCTTGTTGAAAAAATATATCTTGTGATTTTTTATCTAAAATATTAATGATATTATGTATAGAATCAAAAAATTCAATATCAACATCTGATACTATAAAACTATCAGTATTATTCCTAATCAAATCCATTACTTGTTCAACTTTTTCTATCATCAACTTTCTAAAGCCAATAGTGCCAAATGTATTGTCAGAGACAACTGTATCAAATTTTCTAACTACAATATCAATATGAGTATGATGTTTATTAAATGATGGAATAAAATAATTATCCAATAAAATTCTATGCTCATCATTTACAAAACAATAAATCTTTTGCATTAGATCGCTCTGACTGTTCCGTGAAGAATTTTAAATGTTGGAAATCTTAGACTAATGCCACCGTCTTGATTTTCAGTCTCCTCAAAATACTGGACTGTTATAATTTTACCAAGAATCTTACTAGGATTTTGATAAAATTCTTGACGTTGATCAATGGTGAAACCGCTACCAACTCTTACAATATGATCTTTATGCTTGATAGTAACGCAACTAAGCATAGTTTCCTCACATTCAGCACCATTCTTAACATATCGAAATGGCCCCATTTCAACATCTATAACTTCGTATTCGTCATCAAAAAACTTTTTGACCTTTAGCAAGTCTTTGCTTCGCTTCCCTTTATATGGTTCGTCAGTACGAAGCATAACACCTTCCCAACCATAGTCATTACCTCTTTTTGTCCATTCAGCAAAATGCTCATCGTTTTTGATCAATTCTTGACCAAGAACACTAAGACAAACGCAAGTATTGTTACGCATAACCTCTCTCAAATTATTGTAGCGAATAGAATACGGACGATTCGATTCACCCTTCTTACTATAAAACTCATCATGCGTAATCATATCGAAAATTTTAAATGATGGATTAGGAATAGTATGATCTTTCTTCTTGAGTTGTTTCATAACGCCCTGGAAATCCTCATTACCATCATCATCCACAAGACAAAGTTCGCCATCAAATACTATGTCCTTAACGCCAAGAGCCTTAATGCCACCAGCGACAACGCCAAGAGTATCAAACTCTTTTCCTGTGCGGGAATAGAAGGTAGCATTACTATCAGAATCGACAATAGCGATACATCTAGCACCGTCAATTTTTCGACTAACATACCAACCATCCTTCCAATCTACAAGTTTAGGCTCATATTTATCCGCCAGAGCAACACTAAACTCTGGAATGTGGTCTGGAATAGCCTTGTTGATAATCTTGTCGCCAGCACGGGTTTTCAAGTCCTTATCAATGATACAATAAATAAGTTCCTCGTATTCAGAATAGTGTTCGATGAAACTATTCACAGCAGAGATAGCATCGTGTCCCGTGATTTTACGACTCTTTAGAGCATCAAGCAAATCAAAGAAACTCTTGTACTCGTTCTTTCTTGCTACAAGATGATTCTTCTTTTTTAGATTATCGCTTGTAACATTATACTGCCAAAGAGGATGATAAGTATAGAGAAGAATCTTCTTAGCGAAAGACGCTGCGGTACTATTATGTCCGCAATAATCCAGAATAATTCCTTCTTTATCTTTAGTGCTACTGGTAGCACGAAGATCACGAACCATGCCCTCAACATAATCAAAATCGTGAGTCATCCAAATAGTCTCCTGTGTTTAGCGTATTCTATCATACGTCAATGTCCTTGTCAAGTATCGGCTATCTATCTGATAGTCTTGAATCAAAACGATAGCAAATCAATTAATCTTTTCCGTTCTTTTATTGTTAGTCCTTTTTTAGATACTAGATATTCTATAGCATTAATTATGCCATTTATATCATCTCCAAGTTTACCTATGCCAGTATTGCATGGATCACACAACCAACCTCTGAAAGAATTATCGTCATGATCATGATCAAGACACCATTTCCTAGGACTAGTTTTGCAGCACTCGCAAAGTTCTGGCTTGTCTGGTGCTTTCTTTTTTAGTTTGTATCTAATCTTCGTATGTCTTTTGATACAATGCTTACATCGTGAGTCTAGATTATCCTTGAAGTGTTTATGTTTTGGAAAAGATTTTTTATTTTTTCTTTTCCCACAATAAATACAAACTTTTCTCATCAGAATAATTCTTTGATAACTTTACCAGAATTGGCTATCTTCATAGGACGACCATTCTTAGAAGTAAATGTTGTTTCTAAAGAAATATCAAGACTCTTCAAAACACTAGCCATTAAATCCTGAGAACTATAAGGTTCGGTAACAACTTCTTTTCCATCACTACTTGTTTCACCGACAACAATGCCTTTATTAAACCCAGCACCACCAACGACCACACTCCAACTTCTAGCCCAATGATCACGACCAGTATTACCATTAATATTTGGAGTGCGACTAAATTCGCCCATCCATATAATAGCAGTAGTTTCTAGTAGCCCACGATCATGTAGATCGCTAATTAAGGCACTCATAGCCCTATCTAATTCAGGAAGTTTATTGTCTTGTAGAGTTGGGAAGATATTGGCATGATTATCCCAGCCTCCCAAATCAACTTCAATAAATGGGACTCCAATCTCTACTAATCGTCTTGCCATTAAACACCCTTTACCAAAACCAGTGTTGCCATAACGCTCACGAACCTCTGCTGGTTCTTTAGCCACCTTTAAAGCATCCATCTGCTTACTTGTCATCAATTTAAGAGTTTTATTAACTACTTTATCATGATCACTTGATGTTGATCCACGCTTTTCAGATATAAACTTATCTTCGATAACTTTAAGCATATCAAGTCTTTGTTTCATTATGGAGTCATCTACTCCCATACTAAGATCACGAATATTACCATTAGAATTAACCACGAAAGGAGCATAGGTCATTCCTAAAAATCCTGGGCCAATGCTGCCGCCACCAACACTAATAAATGGAGGAATTTCTAATTCGGGAACATCGCTGATTAATTCGTGAGAGATAACAGCACCATAACTAGGATGATCAATTGTTGGTGTTGGAACATATCCCGTATGCATATAATAGCGACCTCTCATATGGTCTGCTTCTCTGGTACTCATGCTACGCACTATATTCATATGATGCATTTGTTTTGCCATGAGCGGCATATGTTCACATATTTGAATACCGTCAGCACTTGTAGTGATTGGTTTAAATGGGCCACCAGTAGGAGTTCCCGGTTTTAAATCCCATATATCCATTGTGCTTGGGCCACCACCCATCCACAAAAGAATAGCACTCTTATGTTTCTTTTTAAGATCAGCAGCATTTGCTAAAATACTATTTGTAAAGTCGATTGCTGGAGATGATAATGCAGCAGCACCGGCAAGATGGCTAAGGAAATGTCTGCGATTCATATTTTCTCTATCTTTCTTTGTGGTTTAGGTTGTAGTTTTTTAATTGTGTCGTCTTTTGGAGGATTAGGATTATTATTACCTCCACCACCCATTTTTGGTGGCTCAATATAATTCTCTACCCATTTATACCCAAAAGGAGTGGTTAATTCCTTATCTGCAATATACGCCCAAGGAGTATTTGGATATTTATCAACAACAAAATTCAAATAAAACATAGCCTTTTGGTATGTTTTAACTATTTGGCTATTTTTGGTGCTAAAATTAGTATCATGATATAATATCCAAGAATTAGTCTTTTTGTCTTCTTTTTTTAGCCCAGTCTTAGCCTCTGCAAGTATTTGGTTGTATAATTCTATTCTAGATTTGGTTGCTAGTATACGACCCATAGCAAGTGCATATGATGCTATCCACCTGTTTTCCGTTAGGGTATCAAAATCTTTTTCATTTTCTTGTAAAATCATATACACCTGATTGATTTGTGGTTCAATCTTAGCGGCAAATCTTTGTGCCTGATTAAGTTGGTTTACAAAATCTCCTTCATTAAATGCTGTAAAGTTTAGTGTTTGTTCATCTTTGATATAAAGTGGTATGGTACACGCATTAATTAATGATTTTTTAATTCTATGTGTATTGATTTCTTGTGTTTGTTTTGTTGGTGATCTGTAATCTGGAGAAAATCTATACATTATATCTCTATCAAAAAATCTACTAATATTTGATGATAGCGGTGAGATTTTATCTCTTGTTAGATTATATTTATCTCTGTCTGGATGAATACTAAAATAAATACCTCCTGTTTCTGAGCATATTGAACACAATCCAAACGGCCCAAATCCACTATCTAATACCTCGTCATCAACTGGTAGTGATCTTAGATTAAGAACCATAGGATATAAAGTTTCCGGGCCTTGTTGAATCTCAACCCATCTTTCTTTTTGATCATATTCAGGGTCTGGATCAACATATTTAAATTGAGCCTTATCTTTACCAAATGGTGCTGGAACTCCAACAACATAAACTGGAGTAGCCTTTTTTCTGCAAACCATTGATGCTGCATTTAGCCAATCAATGTCATCACCCTTTTCGTCTGTAAAAATTATTATCATTAACCTTGGATCTTTTTTCCCATATTGTTGTGCTATGTCATGAACTGTTTGAAAAGTATTCTCAACACCATCAAGATCAAGAGGTACAGAATTTATGCTACTTAATAGTATATTGGGATTATCTGTTTGTTCGCAAAGTTTAGTATATTTAGCACCATAACTACATATGCTATGAACAATAATATTAGATGGATTTCTTATCGACTCTACTTCACTAAGAATTTTATTGAATCTATTTCCAATATCTTTTCTTTGATTAGACAAACTAATGGAAGCATCAAGAAGCCAGACAACATGAAGATTATTATGATCTGAATTTTTTGCTATCTCTAGTGTTAGTCTATCTAATGCTCCGCCTGTAGTTTTTTCAGACACTGTTCCATTGCCGATATTATCACCAACACCACTCAATAAATCATCTGGTATTTTGTCCGATGAATCTATTTTAGAGTCCGATGCTTCTAATTGAAATATTGATGGAATATCAATATTAGTATCTGTTTTTAGTGATGAATCTGACGAATTTTGATTTAGTTGATCAAAAGATGTTTTCTCTGAGATGTTAAAGTCTTCAATAGGAGGAACTTCAACAGAAACAACCTCGTCTTTTTCCTCTGTCTGAATAATAATATTTATTATTGGCTCATTTTTTTCGATGGCGACAAAACAAAAAGCCAATAATCCTATAATACAACAATGATAGAAAAATGCTATACTAAAATATTCACACTCTTGTGATGACAATATTTTTTTAACTTGTCGAATCATTTTTTCTTCTTATGTTTAATGTCGTGTTCGCTTAATTTCTTTTGCAATTTTTGAAAATACTTATCTTCTACAAGACCTTCTGAATCTTGCTTCTTTTCCTTCTTATATTTTTTGAATACCTTTTTCCAGAAACTCATAGTGGATGCGGCGGGAGTCGAACCCGCGTCCTAGCATATATTGAATGATACCTTCTACACGTTTAGTTTATTCATAAAAATTCAGATATGACTAAAGAATAAACAACATTCATCATTCCTAGTGACACATCTTAGCCTGTTAACCGTCACCACTAACAGGAGCCGAAGGATTTTACGACAATCTTTTGAACGCTACCTTCATCGCTTTCTAAGATTGTTGCTACTATTTATTAAGCAGCAAGGGCTAACTGAGTTTCGCCAGTTAAAGCGTTTTAATCGGCTTTTAATGATGCCAACCGATCAACATCAACGTGCCAGTATGATCCTCCTTATGTAGTCGAAACCTTTACGCACCCTATTTTATTTACACCTAGTAGGGCGTGAGAGAATCGAACTCCCTTAACTACCTTATAAGAGTAGCGTCTTAGACCATTAGACGAACGCCCCATGAAATTATTTTATATCAGACTATGGGAAAGTCAAATTGATTCTTTTTCTAGTTGTTTAATCTGTTCCTCATATAATTCGATCTGTTTATACATTGCTACGCAATTCTTGCAAAAATCAGACGATATATAATCTCTACATTCATCAATCTTTTCCTTTAAGTCCCTGATCTGTAATCTTATGTTCTCGTTCATTGGATTTTCTTTCTGCGTACCAGAATATCATTGAATTAATATTTGAATCCCATGCACACTCAAGTTCGCCAGCAGCCGCAAGTTTAGCCAATCCAACATTGGTAATCCAAGTTGTAGCATTTTCAAAAACGCTAAGATTTCCTTCTTCATCAATAATTACTTGATCTTCGTCGTCATAGCCAAGACTAAATTCGTTGACCAAATTTTTCATTTGATTCAGACTAATATAGTCGTCTAAATTTTCGTTGGAATCTGGTGCGATACTTTTTGCGGCAGCCGCTCTCATATCATAAACATAGCCATCTAAATCAATAATAACATAAGGCTCGCTCATAATATCTCCAAATTAGATATATTTATTTACACCTGATACTTTATCGTCATTAGATTTATCTAGAAGTTTATTTATTGTATCTTGCATACTATATCCACCTCTAGATAGCCACTTTTGTTCATCGTGAAGTGCGGTGGAAATTTGAGGAATATAATGCTGGTATGCTAGATCAAATTCTTCTGGAAAATACTGTTTAAGTATTCTTTCAATTTGAAATAGACTACTACTTATACTATCCCTGTAGTCAATTAGTTTATTTAATTGATGTTTCTGATCATTACTTAGACTCATTTACCACTTCCTTTGGCTTGAGTTTCATAATCTTATGCTTAGTTTTCCAAACTCCGGTTTCTTTATTCTGCATATCTCCTGCCATCCAGATATGAGCGAAACCAGTATGCTTATCTTGTCCCCAAGCATGAATACCAAACTCGTCAATCTTTTCTACAACAAATCGTCCACGATAACCCATAGGGATAAATTCGCCCCTACTAACATAATATGGGCCACCAGCAACTCTGATACGATCACCCTTAACGAGTTCACGCCAATTAAAATCTCTGATAATTTTGGTGTTCTTATGTTCCTTGCTCTTAGCCTTGAAAATAAAAGGCGTGTTGCAATTCTTGCACATATACGCCCGTGGCCCAGTTTGAGTGCCGCACTTCTCACAAGTCTTTTTACCCTTAGCCATGCTATGTCTCCTGTTAGGTGTTATGCTCTAAGTATACCACACTAATCGGCATTGTCAAGCCCGCTTCTTTAGGGATTCTCCAGAATCTTTATCCCGGTCTGGATAGATAATGAGTTTACCCGGATTATAGTGACAAAAATAACTGCTATGAATTCTTTTCTTGGTTAAACCATCTTCTTCAATTTCAATATAAACATTAATGCGATACCTGTTTTCCCAAACATTAATGATACGAGTCATCAGATGATGCTTAGGTTTTTCTACTTGCTTAAAAAGCAAACTCTCAATTTCCAAGTCCATTATTTTGTAATCTCCGGTAGTTGATAGGTATCTATTGCAAGAGAAATCTTATCGTCTGATGACATCTGAATAAAGTCTGTTTGGTAATAATCAAGTGTTTCCCAGTCAAATACTTCTACAGTATCTTGCCAAGGAAAACTACCAGGATTTTTAATATCATTTGCTCTTTCATACAGATAATTATAAAGATCAAGCCAAGTCATCTTGCTCTCCTGTTTGCACGATCAAGTTTACGGATAGTTTCTGTAGCATTGGCTGGAACCATTACGAGACTAGGAGCAGTTTTATGCCCCCAATCCATAAATCCTACAGCACGATCCTCAACACTACATTCCTTACAGATAATTTTACGATTAGTTTCTACAAGAAACTCATAACGATCAATACCGACACTATTCTTGCAGTAAATACAGTTCATTGGTATCTCCGTTTAGCGGATTATACCATAGTCATCGGCAAAGTCAAGTCGCAGGCTTGAGTGATATTTCCGATACTGTCACTAAAACTACCGTCATCCATACTATAATAAACAGATTTCAATCCTACAGCATTAAGAAGTTTATCACAATTTTCACAGGGTTTGCTTCCGAGAATCAATCCTCGTCTGTTAATCCGCATGACACATATGCTCCAATTAGGATCAATGGTGTTATAGCGATCAAGTAATTTAGAAATAAGATGACTTTCAGCATGAACATAAGGATACTCGATATATTTGGGAATATTAAATTGTTCGCCAATCCTATGTGCCTTGGCGTTTGTTTTAATCGGGTTGTTTTGGGTGAAACAAATCATCTTATTGCCATCAAAAGCCGCAGCATAATGATAACAACGAATCAGACGACAAGGATTCCAATAGGAATATGCTTTACGAATAGTTTTTTGAATTATCTTCATGCTTTATTGGAATATAAATAGCGTCATTATCTGGCTTAATAACTTCTTCGTACTTATATGGATCTATTGGCTGTAATGGAATTTTATTAACTTCCTTGGATGATGGTGCATCAGTTAGTTTTATTTTTTTAGGTTCTTTCCTCATTGGTTATTCCTTATTTTGACGCTAACATATACAATCCGACATTCGCAAAAGCATAACCAATATAAGTTATAAACATACCAATATTTTTGTGAACCAAATACTGCTCTAGTGCAACGTAGAGGTAGACGCATCCTGTAAATGCTATAAGCCATCCACTCATGCTACTACCCCTTTGATAATTTCTTCATACATTTCTAATGCATGATCTTTGCCCTTGAGTTCCATATCAATATCAAACTCTAGACCATAATGATCAAATGTATTTTCGGCATAATCAGCATGGGCACGCGGATTATTTCCGGGCCTACTTTCACTGTAATGAAAAAGTGGACGAGTTTGCCATGTGTCATAGCACATATTAATCGCTTCACATTCGGTAAGATTATTAGGATGGCATTTATGGTGCAAATAGTCGAAGCAAATTGGAATACGAGTAATAGGATGAAAAATATCTACCAGTTCCCGCACACTCCAGCAATTAAGTTTATCATCATTTTCGATGGTCATTCGTTTCTGACAATTTTCATCAAGACGCTTGAAGTTTTCATAAAATCTATGACTAATTTCCTCGCGTGTTCCATTGTTGTTGTGAACATGAAGATTCATAGGGGCATTAGTATCAGCGGGTAAACCAATTCTGTCGAAAAAACTACTGTAAAAATTTAGTTCTACAATAGTTTTCTCAATAACTTTGGGAGTCAGACTAGAAAGACTATTAAATTCGCTAGGATGACAAGATACGCGAACTCCTGTACGCTTAATTGTGTTGCTGATATTGTCGAATTCATCTTGAATAGCATCATGGTTAGGTAAATCTTCAAGACTAACATTAGCCTCATCGAATGTAATTAGCGGGAAAATATCGCTACTCACACGATACACATAGTTCTTCTCTGCACAAAATTCAATAGTCTTATCTGTTACCATAAGATTGTTTTGAATTCTGCTACCAAGAATCTCTAGTGCTTCTTCTCTAGGCAAACTACTAAAACGCTTATAAGTCATAGTTTGATGACTAAAGCCTTGATCTTTTAATTTGAGAGAAATGCAGCACAAACCGAAACGATTAGTCATAAAAACTCCTTATCGCGTATCATAACACAATATCGGCAAAAGTCAAGATGCGACTTGAATAATTTCTTCAATGGAGTAGACTTTCAGTATCTTATGATCTATACCTAACATTTCACGAAAATAATTTTCTGCCTCATCTTTTGAGTGTGCAGAAACTACTTCGTTTAAAAGCATTGTCTGCTTATATTTGTCGAATAGATTATAAGCCTGTGCGGTAATATTAAATGTTTTCATTTCCAGTCTAAAGCCTCGCTGATAATAGGAAATTGTTCAATAAAAATTTTCTTACAATCATTCGCTATTTCCATATGCTCTTTCTGAGTCCCGTTCGATGATCGTAAATTAATATAGTGAACCCATGAGCGGACACTGCCAGACATATAAAGTCTAGTTGGAGTTGCCAATGGTAGTACAAATCTTGCACACTCTTTAGCAATACCATCAGCAATCATGCCGTCATAAATAGCCTTACCTTTTGCAAAATGTTCTCTTATCTTTGATCCCCATTTAGATTTTATTTCCATAGAAACATTATCTATACTATTTTGTCTATTTTTATTGTCTTGACTACGCAATTCAAATACAGGAATTTCCTCACCAAGCAAAGAAGCATCAGCATATCTTTGGCTAAATTCTTGAAATGTAAAACTTCTGTGTCGTAAAATTTGAGCAGCAATGCCTCTGGTTGTATTTATTTCCAAAGACATAAAAGCCATCTCAAAAATACTCCAATGTTGATGATCAATGCAATACTTTAAAAGTTTAGCATAGTTATCATTATCTTGATTGGCCGGATTGCTAACTCTAGCACAATAAGCCATAGTTTTTTCGGCATCTGGAGTTACGCTTACTAAACTAGCCCTCATAAATAATATCTTCCATTTCAGATAGTTTTATTTGATACTGAGCCTGATGATCAATCCACTGATTACTTGTTATACTATTATAAATATCCCTAGCAAGTTTGCTTACGCTTAATGAAACACCACTAATTTCTGTATTATTAATATTTGCCCAATAATAAGACGCACCATTTATAGAGTCATCTTTTTCTTTGATAACTTCGTAACCGTTTTCCTTAGCCCACTTTTTAACTTCTGACCAAAGCATATAAGACTCCTAACAACTCATATTACCAGATTTTGGTGGTTTGTCAACGTAAGACTTAAAACTACTTTCTGGTAAATCATACCTTTTCCAAGCCTCTTTATGTTGTAATCCTATAATTTCGATACGCTGCTCTTTAATTTGATTCATCTGATAAATAATAAGATCATACATCTCTATCAAAAGTTTGGCAATATTCTCATCAGAACAAGATTTAATCTTGTCACTTAAACCATCCAGACAATTATATTTTAGTGGTGCTGTTTCTTTCATTTTTGTAATTGTTCCATAGCATCATACTTTTTCTTATACATATATCCAGCGGAGAATCCTGCCAAATAAAGTCGTTTCATTACACTAATAGAATGTTTATTCTGAGATACATACGCCGTATTTTTTGCTAACCACTCATGAAAACTCTGTTCTTCATCAGATAATTCTTCATTCATCGGTATTTTCCTTATATCTATTATAGAGCAAATTAAACTGTTGTATCACGTTGGCTGGAGTATTTTTAATAATATATTCATCGTCATTGTCTGTAATATATGCTTGAATTTCATCATTCAATACTGCTTCAGCATAGCCCTTTTTGAGAATATAGTTTCTTATTTTACTTAGTTCTTTTTTGTGTTTTAAACAAAGTTTATCTATACACTGAGCATATGTATTATTATATGAGTATAGTGCATGTGCTAGTTCGTGTCTGAGTACGGATTTATTTTGAGCACCTATAATATAGAAATTATCATTACGGTATCGAAAAAGATCAAGTAAATTATGTTCTTCGTTTGTTAATGGATCGAATAGTCCTTCTTTGAATGGTACTAATACTTTACTGGGAAAATTAAATCCTGACCAATCATGATGATATGTATTACCTCCATACTCAACAGAGTACCATCGTCTTAATTGACCTACTGTGAATACATTATTTCTAAATAGCGGGTTTGGACTCTCGTAATGCTCTTGAAAACGCATAAAAGTGAGTCCCAGTTCTTCCTGAGAATCTGCACAAACCCAAACGCTATTATGTGGTTGACTTTTAATTTTCAACATAATGATCTAAAGATAATAGAATATCTAAGACTAGGCACAGGAAGAATCTCATGCGTCCATTCGTATCTAATCTCGTCTTTGATTTGTATAATACTTTTTCTTGTAAGATCAAGAATAATATCTTCTTCATTTTTCTTTTTAAAGACCATAGTAGATATACTACCAAGACTAAGTATAGTAACAATTGGCCCACTAATATCTTTATCAATATGCGGGCCTATCTTTTGTCCCTTTTTATATTCATTAATCGCAATACCAAAAGGCAATTCGGTAATTAGATTAGCGTGTATTAGTTTATTAGAAAGACCGAGTAATTGTTCTGGAAAAATAAATTTTTCTTTCTTATATCTTTCTCCAAAATAAATACTACCATAATTATTAGATCCGTAATTTGCTACAGATTTAGGGTTGTCTTTTTTGAACTGATTTATGAATGAAACTAATGAAACTTCTTCATCATCTGATATAAAGTTTTCTTGGAATAACAATCCGTTCACTATTCTACCTCATACCATTCTGGAAAAGTATCTAAATACAAATCAGCAAATGGAGCGTTTTGTCCATCATTAATCTCAAGACCTAATATTGGAGCCTCGTTATTATACATGATATTTGCTTTTAATATAGTCTATAATATCGCCAGCGGCATTAGGAACGCTGCTGCCTCCCCAATAATAAGACGATGTTAATCTGATCATCTCGTCAACAACTACGGGATCATTATAGAATCTGTAGTATTTGCTTTTATATTCTCGTTTCATATACTGAGAAACACTTTTAACAAAAGTAGTAACCAGTTTATTGGCTTTTTTATTCATACAAAACTCGAAATAATAAGTTTGAGTTCTTCAATTGCACTATCTCGTCCATTACTATTGTAGACTGAAACAATCTGATTCCAGCCACCAGTATCACACCACTTGAATAATGTGCCTTTGTCATGGACATATTGTATCATAAACTTAATACCAGTATGATGCTCAAAAATAAGATCAAACTTATTATCAATTAAGACTTTCATGGATTATCCTCAAGATATTTAATGATAAATTCTGCCAATTGTTTGAGTTCTTCGCGTGAGAGGCTTTTCATGCTATCATACCGTAACAAACGGTGATTGTCAACACTGTCATAGTATGGACGAAAAGTGTCTAGATAAAACTGTTTCCTATCTAGAGTTGGTTCTAATCGAAATTCTATTGTTGGCTTCATATTTCTTTTCCAGTATGATCAATAATCTGTTTGTCTAAACATTGATGAATTTTAGCGATATGATCTCGTAAAATATCGTAGTCTGTTTCCAACAAGTTGTATGGTTTATTTTCGACTTTTACAATCTGATTAGTGTCATTGTCTACATAAACCTCATGGATACCATAACAATCATGAATTTTATTAAGATAATGGCTATGCCATTCGCTCTTTACAACCCTAAATTCCCAACCCATAATAGTCTTTCGTATTAGAGATATTCGATCCCCTCAAGAGGATCATTATCATACGGATATTGGAATGGCCCCAAAACTTCTTTTCTTCTATTTCTGATAAATTGCAACACTTCAAAGAAACAATATTCGCAAAGATCAATCTGATATTTAGTCCCATCATTGATCGAACCGTATCCCCAACAAGATTCTAGGGTTGCATAATCTGGCCCAACATCACTATAATGAGTTGTACTTTTTCCACAACAGTCACAATGAACGTCATCAAGTGTTTTAATAATTTTTTCTTTCCAAGTTCTCATCACGTTGGTTCTCCGCTACCTAATCTATACAACATCATTTCTATCTGATCAGTATTTTGTTCTACTATAAGTTGTCGTGGAGTTTTGTTATCAAAAGCCGGATTAGGAGAATCTAGCCACTCATCAACAAATGTTTCCTTAATAATATGTTTCAGTCTTTCTTTAAGTTCATCTGTTGTTTTCATCTGTATATGCTTTCATAATAGAAAGAAACTGGTCTATACTATCTTGTGTAGTATCTTTTCTATCTCCATAATCAATAAATAACCAGCCGTTGAATCCTGACCAAACATATAATTTAGTTGGTGAAGTCTCAGAGATTTTAAATAATCGCCCGTTATAATCAACTATAGCAGATAAAAGAACATTACCGTCTGTTCGTGATCGTCTTTCGCTGATAATTTTCATTCAAGTCCCAATTCTTGATCAAGTTGACTCAATTTATCTAATGCTTGTAGTCTTTGATAGTTTAGTCCCGATACAAATCCACACTGAAAATAGTAAAAATCATTAGGAGTTCCTTCATGATCTCCCTCAATCCATATTTCTTTTGCTAATTCTTTGGCTCGACTATAGCCAGATTCTATACTTTCTTTTTGTTTTTCTTGCCAAGTTTTATTCATGCTTGATTCCTACACTTATCACAAAGCGTACTAATCCATCCACCTTCATTCGGTTTTCCTCTATCTCCACAAACTTCACAAATTTTGTAACTAAAACTCTCAGCCATGCTCACTAAACCTTCAACATATTCATCACCACCACTAAAGTAAACTCGTAATCCACCAAACTTTTCCTTAACTTGATCGAATTTAACAGGAAAGTATTCCGTTTCATCACCTTCTACGCTAACATTAAAATCTTTTTGAACTTCAGAGTTCTGTTTCTGTTTCCATTCCTGTCTCCATCGTATATTATCTTCGTGCTGTTTAATCATCCAGCAAAGTGGGGAGATTATATCAAACCAGCCATTTCCGCACTCTATACCCCATGCCATGCAACTGGATTTTATACCCTTATCTTTATTAGAAAATAAGTCTGGATACTTTTCAAATAGTTGATTTTGTAATTCTTGATCCATAATTAATACTTGTAGTATACTTGTTGGTAGTATTCTGCATTGTCCGTATCGTTCAGTATATCATACGTTTCTAGTTCGTCAAGACATACAAACTTTGTTCGTCCGCCCATTATTGTTCTAGACTTATGGTAATGGCCGAATATCCACAGTTTTGGTTCGTGTATATTAAACAACTCTTGTAATGCCCAGTTAGTATTATTTTGATAAACTCGTTGTCCCGGCGGAATCATTTGATACGCAATAGTCTCTGGACAATCATGAGTAATAACAATATCGGGCTTTTGTTGACGATAAAGTTCGCGGGCCTTCATAAAACCCTCAATATTAACTTGCTCTCTTTCCCACCAGTCTATTCCTATTGTACGATACATTCTATCAATACTATAAGCCCCTCTGTAATAGAAGAACTCTATTTTATTAAGAGATGTATAACCATAATCTCCCAAAAAGTGAGGATACTTGTAGCAAATATCATAATTGTCGTGGTTCCCCAGAAGAATTAAATGCTTGGTTGAATCTACGTTTTGTAGAATATCATACTTAAAACCAAAGTCTCCTAGTTGCAGAGTATATCCGTTGGTTCTGTAAATAAGATCACGATAAGCATCATGCTTACCATGAACATCTCCTATAACAGTAATCATACTACAAATTCTCTACATTTTTCTCAATAGTATTAGCAATAGTCTTAAATTTAACCCCAATATCATTCATATCAGCAAGACATTCACTAAACTCACGATTAGTATTGACAAAATAACCAAGACTATCTTTCATTCCTGCCCACTTTTTAACAGCACTAGGCAAGCCTTGCTCCTGTTTATTGAAGGAGATTCTTTGTGCTTCACAACCATCAACAATCTTTGAGTTCAAAGACTTCTTATGTTTCTTTTTCATCTCGTCATTATACAGTTCACAAAGAACACCTAGACAACAGTGCTGTTCTTGTCCTTTTTTATTGTATTGTTTGAGCCAACTTTGGCCTTGCTTATATTTTCCGCTACGCAAAGCCTTGACCCACTTTTTAGCAACTTCTTTTTTCATCCGAATTGTGTCCACTTTCTTTCAGAGATAATATCCTTAAATTTCTTTCCGGCAGGAGTAAGTTGAACCATACCATCTACGCAGAAAATACAACCTTCCTTATCGCCGGGATTATCGTACCTATCACCACCTTCTTCATCATAATGATCAAAATATAGACTAAGTTTAGTTTTCTTGTTAAAGGCAGTTTTAAGATTGGCTATCAGTTTTTCATATTGATCGAAAACATCTTCCACAATCTGTTCTTCGCTCAATTCAAGTCGAATAGTAGGCTTAGACTTATCATCAAGCACAGCATCATATATAGAATCCATCATTTGGTCATTATCGCTCCACGCAAGCCATCGACCAATATTTCCCCAACCAATATTATCGAAATACTTAGCCTTTTCGATAGCCTTAATTTCATTAGGACAAATCTTCTTCAAGTCCTTGTATTCGATAACAAAACTTCCAACAGCAAAACTACCCATTCCCATGATTACTTGCTCCTATATTCCTTCTTCTTCATCAGAACTTCAAGAATACCAATATACTTGTTAGCATCATCAACACTATCAAATTCGGCCACCATATGTGGAGCATCATTACGCGGAAGAATAACAGGTTCGCCATTCTCCTTCAGCACAACAAACTTACTATTCTTAGCCTTAACACTAAACTTACTTTTCATTCTTTTCCATCCATTCTCTAGAGGTACGAAGATAACTCATAACATTATTAGCCGCATTACAAGCAACGTCACCATCCTCATAATGTGCGGTCACAATATTTTTGATAGCATATCGCTCATCGTCTGTAAAACCAGACGAGAGATCAAGATCAACATATTCTTGCTCAATATATTCAGCCACACAATTCATAAAATGGCCGAAATCAGCGTATCTTTTTTGATGGTTCATTTTCATACCTATTCGTAAGTGTTATGCTCTCAGTATAGCACAGTATCGTCATCTGTCAACCGTAACTTGACAGTTTTTGGTAAATACGATACCCTTTTTGTTTGGTGCTAAAATTGGTTCATCAAATTTTTTAATATCGCTCACAACCCAACCATACTTATCCTTATCTGGATTCCAACCGTAAAATTCATCCAATTCTTCTACCTTATGTCTATTATAGTCATCAGCCCAAGATTGTTTATTCGGATACTGAAAACTATGACTAAAAGTAATCGTACCAATAATACGAGACTTAAATTGACCATATTTCCCAGGAGTTTCAATCAATGCCAATTCAACTCCCTCATACTTTTCTGGTAAGGCATATGATCGTGTCTCAACACTTTTGTCGCCATCTATTAAAAGACCCGACCAAGGAATCTGAATATTTATACCAGTCATTCGTTTTCCAGAAAATTGTTGATAAAATCGCCCAATCCCTTCAATTCTTCCTTTGTTAATTTCATCCTCATCCAATCCCAAGAGATAGCATTATTAATAGTCAGATCAAATAGACCATTAATTCTCTCCAAATGAAATTGGAAAACATCAGCCTTATAACCGTCCTTCTGAATAACTTCGCTCATTTGTATCTCCATTGTGTGTTTTGCTAGTATAACACACTTATCGGTTATCGTCAAGAGCAACCTTTAATTTTTACTTTATCCACTCATAAAAACCATGAGCCATAGCATTTTCAATACTAGCATCTGGATTCTTTTGCATATATTTTAATGCCCACAACACAACCTCTGATTCTAAACCATACGGTTTAGCATCTTTAAGAAAGGAGTAAACAATATCTAACTCTGTACTAATATCTCTCATTGTAATTATTACTCTTCTTGTTTAATCGAATTAACAGAGATATTCAAATTACCATGATCCATAGGAATACAAGAATCATTATCATTAAGATAAATACTAAGAGCATCATGCTCATTATTGGCATCAACAATATATTTATATCTAGTCACTACTGTAATTTCGTATTGACCCATTATTTTTCTCCTATGGTTTCGTAAATGAAATCGGCCAAACCCTTCAAATCTTCTCTAGACAATACTGGTTCCTCAAAAAATCCGTTTCTAGGATGAAAAGCAACAGTATAATTTTTAGTCTTTTGATTAATTGGATTAATTCTTTGTTCAATAAAGAAATTCAAATAATCACAACTATAA